CCTGCGAGACTGAAGGAGGCAACCACATTTGTCCCTCCGTCCTTCGCAGCCACAGCAGTTGTCCGTTTTCGGTCAGTCTTTCTAGCGACAGTTCGTGTTTCTGATACGTCTTCCATACGGCCTCATACAGTTCTTGTTCAGTCTTACATTCAGCAAGTATCTTGTTGGCCTTTACAGGGCCGATACCGTGAATCCCCTCTATGTTGTCTGTTCTGTCTCCTGTCAGCATTTGCTTGTAGAAGTTTCGTAGCCCTTCAAATTCAGTGACCGTATACTTCTCGCATTTGACAGGGTTGTAATGAAGCCCTGGAAGTTGATCCAAGTCTTTATCCACATGGACAATCCAAGCACTTGGGTTCTGCGCTGAAGCGATACCGACAGCATCGTCAGCCTCCTCGCCTTCAGTCACGATAGCACCCAAACGCTTGACCAAAACATCACGTAGATAATCGTAATGCTTTGGCTTCTTCATGTCCTTCCGGTTTCCCTTGTACGGAACAGTCTTGGCAATGTCGTAACGATAGTTCGTCTTGCCAGTGATCCACGCCTTGTAGTCATCGCACTTGAGGTCAATGTATACAATGTCCGTGAACCACTCGACAAGACGCGCCCGAGCAATGCTCTCGGAGTCGTTCTCTGAAGCAAAGCCGATGCGATACACCATCACATCAGCATCAACGAGAGCAATGCTAGGCTGTTTAGAGGACATCTTCGTTTTCTTCGGCTACTGCGCCGTCAGGGTTGTAGGTCTTCAGTTCCGTCACGATCAACTTCTGGATGCTAGGTGCAGCACCGAACTTGGCAGACATCTTGTGACGATACGAGGACACCAGAGCAACAACCTTAGTGCCGTTACCGATCTTCTTAATGTCCACAGGATTGCCATCTTGGTCCACAGGCTCAAACACGAACTTGGACTTACCAACGACATACTTGCCCATCGTGTCCTTGTTCTTGATCTTAATGCCCAGTTCCTCCAGGGCTTCAGCGGCCTTGTCAGACAACATACCGAGGGTGCATTCGTACTTGGTGTTGTCCTGATTAAACTTTGTGTTGTACTCTTCCATCCAATTTGCCCAGAAGAGTTGACCTTGAACTTTGACAGGCTTTTGGTTTTCCATTTAAATTCCTTTAAAATTTTTCAAATAGTTGATAGCACTCTGAAGCACGCTAGGAGAGTCTTTAAACTTACCTAGTCCTACATTACACGGAGAACACAGCAGTCCTCTAACTTGCCCTGTCTCGTGGTCATGGTCTACATGAAAATGTAGATTTCCGTTTCCCTTCGGCTCATCGGCCCCGCAGATAGCACAAGCAAACTGCTGATCTTTTAAGGTTTCCCTATACCAATCTTCTGTCACTCCGTACTTTTTGCCAAGATTCCGATACCGAATGTAGTCTCTGTTTGCTTCGTTGTACTCTTTTTTATAAGAGGACGTTCTTTCTTTGTTCTTCTCTCTGTACTCTTTCAAACAGTCCACACAAGTGTTACACTTCTTGTCCGGCGCTCTTGATTGAAGAGTGAAAGAAGAAAAAGGCTTTCTAACTAAACAAGAAACACATTGCTTGGTCTGGCTTGCAATATCGTGCTCAACCTGTTCTTTGCTACGATGTTTTGCTTTTCCTCGCATTTGTATCCTTTACATTGGTGCGGCTGGTGGGACTCGAACCCACACAGCGTATGCCGGGAGATTTTAAGTCTCCTGTGTCTACCTATTCCACCACAGCCGCTTACTTTCACTCTTCAGTCTTAGCAGGCTCTTGTGCCTTGCCTTGCTCACGGGCTTGTGCTTCGATCTTCTGAATCAGCACAAATGCTCCGGTCTTGCTAGGCAGTTCACCGAGAACTTGCAGGATGAAGTTGACTTCGTTGATTTCAAGATTCAGGTTCATGTCTTACCTTTCGTTTGTTGATATAACTATTGTAGCACTGCATTGTCAGGAATGCAAGAGTTTATTTCGTAATTCCTTACAATGTTCATGGCTTCTATGAGAAGAAGCTGGACATCCTCGTAGCTCAGGTGTTCAGCCACCTTCAGGTCCATGCCGTTCTCCCTTGCTTCGATGATGATGATGCCGTTGAGCTGCTTAGTGACAGTCATACCAGTTCTTTCCAACACGATATTCAGCGTCAACAGGGCAGCGGAATTTTAAGAGTTCTCCTGCTCTCCGTGCTGACGCAACAACAATCTTACCAACCTCTTCGCCGTGTTCTGGCGAAGCCTCTATCTGCACCTCATCGTGGACCCAAGCAAGCAACTTGTACGGAATCTTTTTCTTGCGAAGTTCCTCCGTAAAACAGACAATCCACTGCTTTGCGATGATTGCGCCTGCTGATTGTAGCAGACTATTCAACGCTGCATGTTCGCTGCGAATCCATACCTTTCGACCATCCAAGCCAGGAACCCAACCCTTAGCAGCGTACTTGTCAACCTTAGACTTCAACTTCTTCAATGAAGGAGTGTTGTTCATAAAGTTGTCGATGAGTTTGCTGCCCTCCTTTGCGCCTCCACCCACAGTGCTCCCCACCTTTGCCGGTCCTGCGCCATACAGCACAGAATAAGTTAGGGTCTTACTGAGGTTCCGAGCATCTTTGTGCTCTTTGACGTCTTGCTTGATAGTGCCCATTGGAACAAGCCCGAAAGCCTGTGTGTTCTTCCAGTGAACGTCACCCTCTAGCAGTTCCTTTTGCCAATCAGCATCCTGCATATAGTGCGAAAGACAGCGCAACTCAATGCCAGACAAATCCACCCCAACTTGCACGTTGCCTTTCTCAACAGTCCAACAGCGGCGACACTCCGCACCATACAGGGAAGAAGTGTTGGGCACTTGTCCCATGTTTGGGCTCTGGTGGGTGGCGCGGCCTGTAACAGCACCGTTAGTGATAACCCTGCCATGTACCCTGCCGTCAGTGCCCACAGCCTCCATCCAAGACTCAATCTGTGCCACACGCTTCTGTAGCATCAGATATTCAGCAATCAGTTTAGCCTCCGGGAGTTCGATCTTCGACAGAACGCCTTCGTCAACCATTGGCTGCCCTGTCTCGGTAAACTTCTCCGGCTTCCACCCCAGTTCAATCAGTTTTTCTCCGATTTGCTTTCTTGAGCCTGGGTTGAAAGTAACCAGCAACGGCTTGAGTTGCTTTCCTGTCTTTTCAGAGACTCGGGGCACTTCGTATGCAGGCCATCGCTGTTGCATTGACTCATATACTTCTGCCATTCGTCCCTTGATGTCAACAAGTAGCAAGGTTGCGTATTCTTGATCCAACTTGAAACCATTTCTCTCTTGCTCCGCAATGATGGCTGCTACCTTGTGCTCTAGGTCTACAGACTCCTGACTGAACTCCTTACGCTTGACTTCCTCTGTCAGTCGATTGTACAGCAGTTCCGTGACTTCTACGTCTGCAGTGCAGTATTCAACTAACAGGTCAGGAAATGGACTGTCAAAACACTCGCCTTTGTAGGCTTGCTTGCGCCCTGCTAGTCCCTCCCATCGCACAGCGTAATCAATCTTCTCCTTCCCGAGCGTTCTCCCCCATGCCTCCAGGCTGTGTCCTTGCTCTCGACTCGGATCTAGCAACCTTGACACTATTAGAGTATCGTAGCATTGGCTCAAGCGAATCTTCGTCCCCCATGTACGATTTAGGATCGGTGCATCGAACGCCAGAATGTTTTGGCCGATTATTAACGTAACGTCCTTTAAATACTCCCCGAGGGTCGCGGCTTCCTTCCATACCTTAATCTCTTTGCTATCAATGTCTTTAGTGATTACCAAGTGTATCGTACGGTGATCCGTCGATGTTTCGATGTCCAGCACAAGCCTTTTCATATTTGGCTTTCAGTTCCTCATATTCGTGGATCAAGCTCTGGTGATTGCGGAGAAGTTCATCGTACTTGCCCTCAAGTTCCCACACCCGAGCTACCAAGTGTTCAATGTCAAGCATCGTCAAGTACCCCTTGATCCAACAACATATCCACAAGCCTGTCCATGTCACTGTCAGTCAGTTCAATGTCTTGCCCATTGTAACGCACAGCCGTAATGTCGACATACCCCGGCTCTCCTGGTTCTTCTCGGTTGGCAGGATAGCCCTTGTATACGTCAAACTCGACTTCCAAGTCCAAATCAAAGAAAACTTGCATCATAGTGTGTCCTCGTTGTATTCATCACAAAACCCGTGCTCTCGTTGTGGCAGCTCAGAAAGGTCGTAGTTCTTGTCTTTCCATTTTTTCCAGTTATCGGCCATCATTTGAAACTGCTCAAAAGAAGCACTGCTTTTCATCGAATTTGCCAGCATTGAGATTACCCAAACATTGCCCTTAACGTATCCTCTGGAAGAGTCGATCCTGTCTAAGCTAAAGGAATCTTCTTTGGTGGACCCTTTCTTGTTCACAACCATTGGAATCCCCAAAAGAGGGCAATGAGAAAGGATAATGAAGTCTTCCTCAGTTATGTCAAACTCATATCCGTGTGAGCGTGCTCGTGCCCTGGCGGAGTTCACAAGCCTGTTTTTCAACTTCCTTCTATAGTACTCCCTGCCCTTCTCATGTATGGAATCTATGTTTGCTTCTCGGTACTTCCTTACATTTTCTAACGTCTTCTCTTTGTTTCTATGATAGTAAGCCCTTGCTTTCTCTTTAATCTGCTCTTTGTTTTTCTGGTAGTAATCTTTCCTTGACATTTTATCTCCTAGGGTTAAAACTACCATTATAAACGAAAAACAGATTTTAGTCAAGTACTTTTTACAAAATATCTGAAACTTCTATCATCCTACCCGTGTAAGTGTCGTAAAAAAGAGACATTGCAGGCCCGGTGTCGCCTGAATATCGATTCTTTGCAACAGAAACTTTAGTCGTATGTCGTTCAGCGTGTTCCTCTGCCATGCTGTTACGCTCAAGCGTAATGACAGCGTCAGACAACTGAGCGATGGCACCCGAGCCTCGCAACTGAGACAACGACACTGCCTGTCCGTCTTCGTGACCTGCATTGCCTGTAGGCCGACGAAGGTGAGACACGCAGAACAGCGTAATCCCGAGTTCCTGTACCAGTGTACGCAGTTTAGTCATCAGGTTGTCGATAGCCTTTCGCTCATCGTTCAAGTCCTGACCGGAAACCACGATACTGATGTGATCCAGAAACACAACTTTACAATCCAAAGCCTTAGCCATGTACCGGATACGGTTCAGAACATTGTCAACCTCCAACGATCCGAAGTGGTCAAACAAGAACACCCTGCCCGTCCCCAAAGTCGCATCGAAGGCATCCTTCAGTTCTTCGCCTGTCACTGGAGTGTCCGGCAAGTGCAGCATCTTGTTAGCGTGAACTGACATGATACTGCGTGCTGTCTTGCGAACAGACTCTTCCAGGAACATGGCTCCGATCTTCCAATC